GGGATCGAACCGACGACATCCAGCTTGCAAAGCTGGCGCTCTCCCAACTGAGCTACACCCCCACTACTGGCTCCCCGGTACAGACTCGAACTGCAACGAACGGTTTTGGAGACCGCTATGCTACCATTACATCACCAAGGAATAATTATGGTGGGCCAGGAAAGATTCGAACTTTCGTATCCATAAGGAGGGAGATTTACAGTCTCCTGGTTTTAGCCACTCACCCACCGACCCACATAGTAAAGCACACTTGTTAGAATATGCTTTACTATACACTAATTTTTCCTCCCACAAAAGGGATTTCATCCTAGTGCCCGCCCGTTTGTGTTATTTTATAGTGTAACACAGGACCTCGTTCCCTGTCAACCACTGTTTGTACCTTAGTCTTCGATCTGATAATACACAATGTCTCTTGCCTCGATCATTTCTTTAGCACGTTGAATCTTATTTTGAAACAATCTGGTCTTCATTTCTTCAGTTAGTGTTAAGTTACTAACTTCCCAGGCTTGCTTCACAACACGATCGTTTAAATTACTATAATCAATTGTCATATGTTTTCCTTTCTTCAATAAAAAAGCCCTGGAGTGTCTAATTCCAGGGCTCTGTGTAAAATTAACAAAAATACTATTACTCAGAACCCCTACCCAATAGTTCGCATAACCCCCAGATGACTGAGGAATTAATTGTTTGATAGTTTAAATAGTTCAACATAATAGTATTATTATACTACGTTATTTATACTTTGTCAACCTTTTTTGATTATAAATATTCTTATGAAATACTACAAATACTTGTCAGATTTACCGTGGCAACCAGTAACTGAAAAATTAAAATGGTATTTGCTCGAAAGCAACACAAGCTATTTGGCTAATACTTCTGTTAATATGTGGCGGTATGCTGATCGTAATGATTTATTTGAAAAAGTTCCAGAACTTCAAGAATTATTTAAACCTATGGGACTGACAATTCATTTTGCAGCGTTTTTTGTTTCTGAAAATCGTAGTTCTTTAATACATATAGACGCTGATAAAAATTCTAATGCTAGAATTAATTTACCAGTATTAAACTGCGAAAATACAGAAACTAGATTTTACAAGTCTGATTATCCGCCGGTAAAACGTCAACAACCTGATGGCATCAATTACTGGTATATTGATCCAGTCACTTGTACCCACGTAGATTCATTTTTTTTAAATGAACCAGTGATATTTAAAGTTAATGAACCACATCAAGTAATTGGAGAATCAGTTACAACTATTCCTCGAGTATCGTGTACTATTGGATTTACTCAAGAAATTATACATTTGATAGATAAGTGATTATAATTTATAAGAATCATCAAGTGTTCTTAGTAATGCTTCCCATAGCATATTTTGTGTGGGAGTTGAATTAGTAAACCCATCAGATCTATTTTGAAAATTATCCATAACTTCTTGCGGAATTAAATTTATATGATTAGTATTACATAAAACTTGCATTTCGCAAGCTCTTTGCAAGTGATACATAGCTCTAAATGCTGAAGGTATAGATTCATGGGCAGTTAATAATCCGTGATTTCGAAGTATTAGAAAATTCTTTTTGCCTAAGTTTCTTTTTAAATCTTCTTTTTCTTTATCGTCAACTACGATCCCTTGATAATCATGATATGCTAAATTTTTTAGCACTATCGCTGATTGTTGGCTAATAGGTAGTAGTCCTCTACTGTCGGCACTTACTGCTATGCCTTCTTTAGTATGGGTGTGAATTATACAATGTACATCAGGTCTAGCTTCATGTATAGCACTATGAATAACAAAGCCGGCTGGATTAATAATGCCGCCTTCTATGACGTTGCCATGTAAATCAACTTTGACTAAGTTTGAGGCTGTAATCTCATCAAATCTTAGTCCATATTGATTTATTAAAAAATGTTCTGTATCTGGTATCTTGGCTGATAGATGAGTGAAAATTACATCATCCCACTTAAATTTATGAACCAACCGATAAGCTGCTGCCAACTCTATTCGAGTTTGTGATTCAACGTTCATAATTTTGGCAGTATTTCGTTAAAAAGTCGTTGGTAAATTTCTTCATAAGAACTATCAAAACGCCATTTAATAAAACTGCGCAATGGCCCATGCTCTCCAGGAAATTTTAAACTGTGTACTTTTGCTACATTTAATAACCATACACTATTTGGTTCTGCACAAAAACTATCAGCTTCTATAATATCATTTGGATGATAATAGTTTGCTGTTTTTTCACCGACACCGCAAAAAGGTACAGCATTGTCTTTTGGTTCGTGAAACAAGGTAGTTGCATTTTGTGTTATGTAATAATGATTTATAGCACACTTTGAGTCATCGTGATCAAAATGAGGAGCTGATCCTGAAAATTGACAATAAAAAACATCTCTTGGATTTAATTCTTTGAATATGGTGTTTAAATAATTTGCATATTCTATATTATTAATTGACGAGTAATAGGCTGGGGCCAACTCATTACTATTACTATTTTCAGTTTTTTGAAATTTTCTTCTTGGAGTCAGCTCAGATTTTGATATATCAAAGGTCTTTATCTGTATAGGAATTTGTGTAAAATAATCATTCATTTATTAAGTCTGGGTATGATTTTTTCAAATAGTAATCCGTAGACTTCATCATATGGTATGTCAAGTCTCCATTTAACAAAAGTTCTTAATAACCCTTGTCCTGGCACAGGAAATTCTAAACTATGAATTTTAGTCACATCCAACAGCCACACACTATCTGATTCAGCACAAAATTTATCAGTTTCAACTAATTCTTCTTTTTTATAAAAGCAAGCTGATCCCTCGTCAATACCATGAAAAGGAGTGGCACCATTTGGTCCTGGCTCATAATATACTGTTTCAACATTTTGTGTAACGTAGTAATGATTTATTCCACATTTAGAATTATCGTGATCTATGTGAGGCCAAGCACTTGGGAACTCACAATACAAAATATCTCTAGGGTTTAATTCTCTAAAAAGAGCAGCCAAATAATTATTATATACTGTATTATTGATAGCAGAATAAAAATTTTTGTTATTAAAAGACCTTTTGGGTGTTAGCTCCATTTTTAACGGATCTAACATATCTATCTTAATAGGTAACTGCGTAAAATAATTACTCATTCATTTATTGACTGACAAAGGCCTGAGTTGGTGGAACACTTTGTACAGTTTGAACAAATGTAACCCAGCCATCGGCAGCCTCAACTGTGGTCCATGTTCGTATACCTGGCCCCATTGGCGTAGATCCTTCAGGCATAACTTTTGTTCCGTCGGTTACGCCCTGCGATACTAATATAGCTATCTGAGCGTTAATTGCTTCATGTTCTGCTAATGTACATATTTGAGCAAATTGTACTGTAGTTGTAATTGCCATTGTGAATCTCCTTATGATGTTATTATTTATTCTATATTAGCAGGTTTAACCATTAAAATACGGTTAATTAAACACCCCCACCAATCAAATTCGTACCATTTTTCTCCTGCTTGTGAGTATGCTCGAGGTTTGCCGTGGTGGTTATTGTGCATAGCATTGCCCCAAACTAAAAAATTTAACCAAATATTATTAGTACTTGCTTCTCCTGTTTTATAAGTTTGATAACCGTATTTGTGGCAGATAGTGTTAATTGCTGAAGAAGTGTGTAATACTAAGGTAGTAGGCAACGCCCACAAGTAAACTATCCATTCCCACCCAAAGAATATAGCAATTAATACAGTAATTCCTACATATAAAAAGTAAATTTTAAAATAGTTTTTAAACAAGAATACATGGCGTTTATCACGTATTAAATCTTTTACATATTTTGTACTAATATTCCAATGTGTTCCTAGTTGGAATGTCCATACTTTCCAAAAGCCTGTATGATGTGGACTATGCGGGTCGCCTGGCTCATCTGACTTTTCATGATGTAGTCTATGTACACCAACCCAATGTATAGGACTACCAAACGGAACCATAGCCGCCGCAATAAAGAACATACGCTCAACCCAAGGTTTAGCTACAAAACTTTTATGACAAAAGTATCTATGTGTACCTATGTCGCTACCAATTTTAGCAATAAAAATATATAGAACAAATCCTACAGCAAATCCAAACCAGTTAAACGAAGTAAAAAGCCAGTAGAAGCATACCAAATTAGCAATAAGCAATATGGATCTAACTTTGTTGCCAGAAGAGATGTCCCATTTATCTGGGTCAAGATATTTTAACATATGGTTATCATATATTTATACATAGTATCACGTAGTTATAAATATAGGATCTATGCTATATAACACTTACGAAATTCACGATTTAACCAATACTCACGTAGTTAATATTTTAAAAAACGGCATTAAGTCAAGTATGTTTGAAAGCGAACAACTTGCTAAAAATTACTGCTATGATTATTGTGATAATCCAGGTAACTTATTTTACATCTTACGTCAAGGCAGATATCAAACAGGCAACGGTTCTTATTTTGTTATTACTGATGAAAATGATGAATATGTTGCTAGTGCCGGCTGGAATAAACATACTGAAGATATAGCACTAATGATAACACGTATTTTTATATCACCAAAATATCGTACACAGTACATTATAGGTAATGACATCTTGCCTATAATGATGAAACAAGCCAAATACTATAAAAAACTTTGGATTACCTTTAACGAATACAACAAAACAATTTATGATTGGTTTACTAGATCCAGTGAAAACAAAAGCACATCATTAAGTAAGCATTGGCCTGACATTTATCGTGAGTTTAAGCCTATAGGTCAGCATGAGCTAAATAGTACATTACAGTATGTCGTAGAGTATACCAACGACACAATCAATGAAAACTAATATATTAAAAAACTTTGTTAAGCAGACTAATCTGTGGGCAGGCATTGTGCCTATCCAAATTCTTGGCATTTATGCCTTATACAATATCATTATAGGGTCTGCTCCTAGTTGGTGGTGGATAGCTAGTATTGTTGGTTATGTATGTTTAGTTATGATAGGGGTTAGTGCCGGTTATCATAGATTAATTTGCCACAAAGGATATAAGGTACACCCGTTAGTTAGAAAAATTATATTATACTTTGGAGCACTGGCTGGACAAGAAAGTCCTATCTTCTGGGCAACAGTTCACAGAGGATATCATCATTTACACGCAGACAAAGATCGAGATCCACATAGTCCGCGCCACGGATTCTTTCACAGTTACATTGGTTGGATGTTTACTCTAGAAGATAATTTAAGTCCACGCTATACAATAGATTTATTGCGTGATCCCTATTGCGCTTTTATACACAGACACTATCATAAAATTCTATGGATAACATATGGCATAGTATCATTAATCAATGTAGACCTATGCTTGTATTTGTTAGTGTTTCCTGCATTTATAGGATTACATACCTTTGGTATTAATACTAGCTTTAACCACTATCGTCAAATAGGTTACAGAAATTATAATACCAAGGATGACTCTGTAAATTCTCCTTGGCTGTTCTTTTTAATATTGGGCGAAGCGTGGCATAATAATCATCACGGCAGACCAGGCGAACCTAACTATGGTCGTCGCTGGTGGGAATTAGACCCTACATATTACTTTATTAAGTTAGTAAGCGTTAAGTAAACTATGGCTACTTGGTATAGCGGGTACAACAATTATCAAAAAATAACATTTGATATCAACGAAGAAACAAAAGAACACTTATTCCATTTAGAATTATTGGATGTATCTACTAGCAATGCTGATAACATTACTGATATTTTTAATATGCATTTAGCTGAAGCAACGGGTCGTGTAATTGAAGTCTTGTATAGTGGTGGATCTGATAGCGAAATTATACTAATTCATTGTGTACGTAACAACATTCCTGTTCGAGCCATAACTATGAGATTATTAGTTAATGGGTGTGCGATTAATACCCATGATTTGTATTATAGTGAAAAGTTTTGTAGAGAAAATACTGTTGAACACGTAATAATAGATCTCCACGTAGATAAATTTTTTACTAATGGTGATCATATTCCATATTTGGAACCATACAAACTTGCAACTCCACACGTAGCAACACACTTTTGGTTATTTGAACAATGTTCTAGTTTTCCTATTATAGGTGGCGATTATACTTGGCCCTGGCACGACAAACTTATTTTAAGCCCCCAACGGCATCCATTTGCTTGCTATAGTAAGTTTTTAGCAGATAATAACATCGAGGGCATTGGTGGAATGCTTAACTATAGCCTTGAGTCAAACATGAAATTTGTTAAAAAGCATTTAGAGGTTTATGATAAACAGATACATGATGGTAAATCATTAAAAATACCTAAACTAAAACAAGACCTTTTTGAAGCACTAGGATTTGGCAATCTTGAACGTAGGTTGCGTAGCTATGGTTGGGAAGGATTGAAACCTGATGTTTTTAATATAAAGCTGTATAGCGATGATCTTATTGATAGATTTGGCACTACTGTAAGTCGTATTACTTGGAACGAAAAGATGGCCGACGTATTGGGATCTGCTCCAGGCACTAACGACAAAAACTAGTCAATAAAAAAGGACCCGAAGGTCCTTTTTTTACATAGAATAAAAAATTATTCAAATGTTTTGGTTAGTGTAGCTACCCAAGCATCTTTGTACAACTGCTGACCATTTACGGTACTAGCACGTTGATTCTGAGTAGTCATACTTGTGTTTGTATAATAACGAACACCAATATCCCAAGCCTTAGGCAATGTGTAAACAGCACCTACGTTGATGTCATTGTAACTTGCGTTACCATGATTAGCAACTGCTGTACGACCATAGTGAGCAACAAAACTCAAATCTTTGAGTTTAGCTGAAACAGGCGCAAAACTTTGCTTAACATCTGCTTGATAGTATTGTGTGCCCGCACTATTATTCACACCAAAGTAATTACTAGTAGAACGACTGTACTTAAGAGCAACAGGACCATAACCTAAACCAGCATACAATTCTTGTGTGTTGAAGTTAGGATTTTTACCATTGGTAGCGTTAGGATAAAAATAGTTATAAGAACCAACATCAATTGTTAGACCCTTGTAAATATCTTTCTTGAAACCAGCATAGACATCTGACTCAACACCTGCGCCGTTTGTGTAAAGTTGGCTAGATACACTACTGTTCCAGTTACCAATATACAAACCGCTTGAGTGAGTGTAGTCAACACCGCCTTGTACCGCTGGGCCATTTTGAGTTTGGCTGATACCGCGGAAGCGATAGTCTGTTGCCAATCCTAAATTGCCTGTTACTTGTGCGTGAGCAGAAGTAATTCCTGCAATCGCAAACAATGCTAATAATAATTTTTTCATTCTATTGTTTCCTTTATAAAGTACTACAGACAAATATTTAGTGGGCTAACAGTAGATCAGCAAATTTTGTAGTAAAAGCACCGCAACAATTCAATTATTTTGGATAAAAAGAAACCCGCCGAAGCGGGTTCTGTTATTTTCTGTTTCGACGGATAACTCCGCAAAGCAGTGATTAAACTGCTAAAGATTGGCCTTTGGCTGCTAAAGTGCGGAACTTGATGTTCTTAGCTGAAACAGTTACTTCGCCTGTAGATGTTTTTGCATTTACATTAATTTACTTTTAAGGACTCTCTGTGTCCTGTTGAGTCGTTATCCTATCTCGCCCCGTCGAATCCATAATCTGGCCCATCAAAAAAAGACTAGGACTACGCCTATTAGGACAAATGCACTAAGCAATACAGCTTCATTATCCATACTAATCTCCTTTTGGTGGACCAGGAGGGATTTGAACCCTCGTCCGCAACGCCTTACTTTACAACATTGCCTATTTAAAGGCTACAACAATTTCTTTTGTTGAGTTTCCTCAACTAATCGACTACGGTCACGCTCCTTAGGTAACGGACCACATCCTAAACGACTCCACTCCTCTTCAGAGTAATAATATTGTTCCACAGGTTTTTTGTTCTGTTCCATAAAGCTATTTAGTTCTGGTGGGCCGTGCTAGAATTGAACTAGCACTCCTAGAATTATGAGTTCTCCGCTTTACCATTAAGCTAACGGCCCTAAAACTATTTTCTCTAATTTGTTTTATTTCTTGTTCTTTAATTATACACAGATTTTTAGGGAATTGCGACCATTTTGAGCGATCCCTATCTGTTTCGTATCCTTTAACTTCTATATATAAATCTAACGATTTTATATAAAAATCAGGGTAGTATGTTCGTTCACCGTTCCAAGTATAACTAAATCCTGTGCTTGGTTTAATAGGGTTAAGTCCTTCCTCTTTAGCCCATAGATAAAAATCAACTTCCCATTGTCCCTGTAGCTTTATATTATCTACTATAATCTGTTTAGTTCTGCCACGATTTGACGCAGAATACGATTCTGGCTTTTCTCTGGCTATCCGTTTCATTGATTCTCTATGTTTTGCTTTAATAACTGGATCTAACCATTGTGTTTTATTTTGTATAATAGATGCGTCGCTTATTTTTTTACGAGTTGTGGCAGACATTATAGCGCCGTAAGTATATTGATTAGCGCCTTTTTTCCCTAACATACCGTAGGTGGGTACTAATTTAATGCGGTTAGGATTTTGATGACACCTAATTTCGTGTTGAACATTAGAATTAGTACTTTTGGCAAGACGGTTACAGTATTGGCAATTCATAAATTTTAGTATAACACCGTTAGCTATAATTGTCAAGGAACTTTTCTAAGTTACCGTAAAGATTGGCTAAAACAGCTTCTTTACTACCAAAGAAAATAATAGCTTTTGGCATTCCTTTTGTGGCTACAATATAGTAAGGCATTTTTAGTTTTCGATCTAATGCTAGTATTGTATGTTGATTAAAACTAATGGGATCTTTTATTTTATATTCGTAAAATTCTAAATCTAAAGTATCTGTTAACGCATACCAACCTAATGCTGTTAATCTCAATCCACCATTAGGCCTAAGATTAAACCACCACGACACTCTAGCGGATTCCACGCTAATACGTTTTTCCTCGGGAAGTTGAGCTACAAGTTCTTCAGTAAGTTTAAGTTTGTTGCGAGACATAAGATTATCTTACGGATAAACTTGTTCGCCTTGTTTGAGTAACACTACACTAAACTTATCTGTCTTAAATTGTACATTAAGTTTTTTTGCTAAGTTGATAGCATGACCTGGATTAGAGAAGTTAACCTTCTTATATTTAGGACCAGGATACTGTACTAACATATTAGATGTTTTAAGATTGACAGGTTTACTGTCAAAGTAAACAGCCCATACTCCTTCTGAAGCTAAAACTTGTTCAGTTTTGTATGTGACTTTGTTAGTAAGCTCGGCTAAGATCGTAGGTTTTGGACGGGACATAGTATATTATTTATGTATAATATACATACATATTTCATTTATTTGAACCCGCCGCCCCCAATTTTTACTTCAACAATCTCTTCTTTTTGGGCTAATTTAGCTTCTTTTAGCTGTCTAAGCTCTAGTAATAGCTCGGTTAAGTCGGCATGCATGCCCTTTGCTTCACTCATGGGCATAATAAAGTCCTTACCCCCACGAGCTTCCCCGCCCCTAACACGCTCGAGAAATTTTTGTAAATGAATCATTAATGTTCGCGTTTTAGATAATTTTGTAACTTAGGTGGCTCCCAACCTTCTGGTTTAAGAATCTTACCATCGTCACGGCGACGAACTTTACCTAACTGTCGATCAATCTTAGCAAAGTTAGTAGCCATTACTTCTCGCCAAGCGCCTTCACCATCTGCGCCCATAGAATTCATAGCGCCAATAGTAACAACTAAAATGTCTGTTAGTGCGTCTAAAGTTTCTACTGGATCCTTGTTAGCAATAGCAACACGCAGTTCGTCGTATTCTTCTGTAATTAAATCACAGTATAACTTAAACTGCTCGTCGTTCATACCTGAGATTGTTTGCTCACAGGCTGTCATAAATTTGTCGCTGTCGCGGAATGGGTTTGTCATTTTGGTTCTGCTTCCTCTGGTGTGTGAAATGGTCCTTTGTAAGGATATCGTTGTAATACAATTAATTTAGGGTTTAACATAGCGGCCCAGTGGCGTCCTTTACGAACAGTATACCATCCAGCGGCATACCAGCTACGACTCTTTTTAGTTTTTGTAAACACAGGTAACTTTTGCGGAACGTCCCACATAGGATTGTATATGCGACTTGATGCTGGATACCCGTGTACAGAATTCTCTACGGCTTTTTTCTTTTCTACTTTAATAGCTGGTTCAAATGTAACATTGATGTTACGTTCAACTAACTTGATAGTTTTGTATTGTGCTACTATTTGATTATTGATTTTAACTTGATAACCGCCAGCACACGCTTCAACATTGCCAATTTTTACATTATCTTCTTGTAAGATCCAAAATTGCTTATCTATTACAGGTTTAGCTACTAAACTCATTTACCGCTCCTTTTTTTGCATTCTTCTTGTACTGCTACTGGTACATCGGGGTGCCACCCACCTATTAGCTGTTTACAGTCATATTTTACTACAACTTGAGTTTTATCCGCCGGCCAAAATGCTAGTATTAATATACCAATAATAATAGCAAATGTTACAGTGGTCCAAAACATATCCTTAGCCATTTAAAACACCCTTATAAGTTTTATTCATCCATCGACCAAATGCGTCAGCTGACTCACTACATTTATTCAATTCATACTTGCCGCAAAACTGTAAGAATCTTACGCCAACTTGTCCTACATCCTTGTGACTAATTTGCTCACGTATTGTAGCGTCAACTACTTGTTTAATATCTTCTGGTTGTGCTGTTAAATCTACTAGTGTTACATTGCGTGAGTAATCATCTAAGACACGATGTTCAACGCCATCCGGATCAGTCCAACGCTGTAACATCATATTGTTCCAGTTATAGCCTTGTTTCTCACGATCTTCGAACGCTTCTTGTAAGCCGACTTTGTTCTTAGTGCCTTTCGTCCGAACGCCAGGGAATGCCGAGAAGACATTATCACTTGAGTCGCCGCGCATACACTTCTCGAAGAGAAGCCATTGCGGATTAGGAATAGTCTTAGGCTCCTTGCTTTTTTTGTCAATAACTGGTTTACCTTTTGCATCAAAGATTCCTTCTATAGTATGTAACTCGTCTGTAATTCCGTTGTATTGTTTGACGTTTTGTGCTAATAGTTGAATGAAGTCAGTATCACTAGAGATAATAACGTGTTCATCATGTGGATGTAATGCGATCCAACGTGCTATAATATCATCACCTTCTGCTGTGGGGCAACGGATAACACTACAGTTTGTTTTCTCAGACAAGTATTTAGTCAAGGAATCATACGTTTCCCAGAACATTTTATCTTCTTCTGCTTCAACTTCTGTAAGGGCTTGTCTAGCTACAGTACGATTAGCTTTGTATGGCTTATAAAAGTCCTTACGCCAACTGCGCCCTTCTAACGCAAACACGACATGATCCGCTTCAAAACGTTTAGCCATTTTGTTAGCAGCCATTAATGTGACGTGTAGAGCAAATCCTACCTTTTCCCAAGTGTCTGCGGCTCGGAAGGCTCCGTGTCTAGCACGGAAGAAAAGATTTGCTGTGTCTATAAGAACATATTTCATACAAACAGTATAGCAGATTTTATATTAAATGTCAAATGAATTTGTGGGTTATGACGTAGTTTATTAAAAAACGGTTCCAAACCGAATGTCCATCTTTACCAAAATAATCAGAATTGGGTGATACAGTTTCAATATTAGCCGATTCAAGTTTGGATTTATAAGTTTCGATAATATAGTTTGTTCCCCAATCGTATTGCTTAGTAACTGGGACACTACTATTAAAAAATATATGTTTAACATTTTGGACATCTAATTCTTTATGAAACGCCCAAAGTTTATCTTCGTTATCAGTTGTATCTGGCCACTGAATAATTACTAACGAATCTGTGCCTTTTTCTTCTATATATTTTTTAGTGGAAGCAATAATAGTATCAATAGTATTGTCTGTGCCAGCTTCGCAGAGTAGTCCGGCTCTAAGTGCTAAACTTAACATCTTTCCCCAACTGATAGCTACATTTTCTGGATGTGGTAACTTGCCCATATAAGTTAAGTTAGGATCCTCGCCAGCAGTTTTGTATTGATTGATTGCTTCAGCGGCAGAAGCGTGTCCATCGCCGTTTACATATAATAACATTAGTGATTATCCATAATATTTTTAAATTCAGGTAGCATTTCTCTAATACTTAATTTGCGTTCTTCTGCTAAGTAAAGAGTTTTATTCTTAATTATTTCCCAATCAACATTTCTAGATAGTTTTAAATATTCAGACGATACCTTATAAAAATCCTTATCTTTTTTCCAAAAAGTGCGAAGATTGTCAGCAGTTTTAGAACTATAATTATTGATTAGTATAGATTTAACTTCCTCGGGCAAGTTTTTTATATCTTGCCAGTCTGGACTATCCACCCAATTAAACTGCTGTCTCCAATTTGGAAACGTAGCGGTCATAAAATCAAAATAACTATCTATAGTAAGAATATTAAAAATATTAATTACGCTAGAATTTATCAACTCAACATTAGGATAATTGCTCCACCAGGATTGATAAATTTTCATGTTGTCCACAACTTCGTTAAATTTTCCTGGCCAGCGTACCCAATCATTGACAGATCCTAGACCGTCCAAACTTACATAAAATTCTACTTTTTTACTTTTTTCTATTAACAATTTTAATCTTTCGTCGGGTAAAACAGTTCCGTTGGTAAAAATAACTAAGGTTAATTTAGCTAAATCTACGTGTTCTAACAAATCTCCAAATCTATCTTGTTCCATAAACGGTTCCCCGCCAAGAATTTTAAGTTTCCTTAGCGTAGAAAGATCCCATTTAGTCCAATCATAATTATTATTAATTAGTTTTGCCCCCGGCCTACCTGCCTTTATATTTTCGGTGCTCCATTTAGTAGAAAGCCCGTCAAAACAACCAACACAAGCTAAATTACATAAATTACTGAGTGTTACTTCAAGATAATCTAACGGAGCTGCCTTAACATCATTAAAAATCGTATAGTCATCCGGTTTGAGCCATTTTAAACTGTTTGTTCTACCACTGTAACTATTAGCGGCATCCATCTTATAACACCATGAACAACTCTTTACCGCTATGCCAGCTATCATATCTTCTCTAATCTTATCCCACGCAGGTGAGTGTGTAGGATTATTTGTAAGATTACTATTATAGAGTGTTAGCGAATCGCCATTTGATCTCCAGAAACAACAAGGCCTAACTAGTCCGTTGGGATTAATACAAGCTGCCATCCAAGGATAAGCACAAATTGATTTATTATCTGAAAAATCTTTGCTCATTAACTAACTTCAGTTCTTCCGTCGCCGATATCTCTACTTTTAACAACACGAGTACTCATTGCTTCATACTGTTCAGCAGTTTCTAATACTACGTTGCGACATACAGCAGTGAACCAACGATCAATAATATCTGCGTCAGTATCACGTTGATCCATTTGATAACCGTGGCGGATAAGGTCAGCAATCATTTTATCGTTCCAGTCAAATTCAAACGCACCTGCGTTAATGTCGTTAGGATCGATATCCATACTTAAAATCTCAAAGTATGGTTCTCCCTTTTCTGTAGCAATCTGTTTAGCCGATTTAGTTTGCTCCTTAGCTACAGCAGCAATCTTTTTCTTTTTAAATAATCCTTTTAATGCTTCTAACATATTATGTACCCCAAGCGTTTTTAAACAACGGAACTTGTAATCTATCACTATAACGTAAACCATTTGCCATAGCAAGTTCTGCTACACGACGATTATTTAGTGAGTATACGCTTTCCACTCCGCCAACTGGCATTAAGTATATAGGACCTCTAAATCCTGCGTTGTGATAAATTTGTGCTACAGCTAATGCTTCTTCAGCATCTTCTTCTGTGGCAATTACAAATTTTAAATAAGTGTAGCCTACATCCTGATAGTCACAAACAACTTCTGGCTTGATAGCTTCTTCACGTAATTCGCCTGAACAACTTAATTTAGCACTTACGGAGAATGTAACTTGTCTAGGCTTACCTACACCATCCAACTGCCAGTTAATCAAGAACTGTTTAAATTCTGGAGTTAACTTTTGTGTACCATTAGTTTCAAATGTAATTTCACGTAACAGTTTCATATCAGGATGATTAAGCAAATCAGGGTAAGCACGTTGCCAACCTAGCAACGGTTCGCCACCTGTAATAACTAAATGTTCGTGCGTCCATTGTTTGTACGGAAGCATTTCTACAATACGTTCGGCAATTAAATCTGTTTCTAACAAAGGACTTAAATCTTTAAAGCGTGGATCCCAACTAGCATAACTGTCGCAACCTGTGCTTACTAACGGAAGCTCTTCGTATGCTGTAAATCCGTCTGGGCTTACTGCGTCAGATTCTGTACTTAGTTGACCTCTGGGCATTCCAAAACCAGCACATTTAAAGTTACAGCCAAATGTACGTAAGAACACACTCGGGACTCCCATGTATCTGCCCTCACCCTGCAAACTATAAAATAATTCAGCAATCTTTAATTTACTCATTTCTTCCACCACCCCTCATAAGGAAAATTAACCCATCGAGGGTCTTCAAGTTTGTTAATTTCTAATGCTGAATAATCAATACGTTTAAATTTACTCGGCCCATTGTTTATCAATACAGCAACACGAACATTAGTATTCCAAATATTATCCCAATCAGCTGAAGCAACGCTATCCGACCAATCTTCTTTAATCCAGTTTAATGTAGCACCACTATCATTAATATCATCTACAATAAGAATGTTTTTACCTTTAGCGGCATCTTCAGGCATCCAAAGATTATGTTCTTGTTCTCGGCTATCATCCCGCAAGGATACTTTAAGTGTTTCCATTGGTACATTTAAATATTGGGATATAAGAACAGCTGGAAGTAACCCACCACGTGTAATTCCTACAATGTAGTCAGGCATCCAGCTATCTTGGGTCATTTGACGTAAAATGTCTTGGGATAAACATTCTACGTCTTTGTAGGTTAAGTTAGTATGGTCCATACAAGTATTATACATACTTGTATTTAGGTTGTCAAGCAATTAGGCTAAGATTTGTCGAATACCTTCTTCAAATGACATTGGACTATAGTCGGGCATAATTGAACGTAGTTTGGTAATATCTGGACGACGGTTAGCAACCGAACCTGGCATACTTGGTAACTGTTCAAATACTGCGTCTGGATGACCCATAACATTAGCAATCACCTTAACAGCATCACCAATTGAGATTTCACGATCATTGCCTACATTAACTACTTCGCGGTTAACATTTTCAGCTACATAGATACTGGCACGGATAGCATCACTTACGTGACAGAATGAACGAGTTTCTTGTCCACCAATTACAGAGAATGTACCGTTTTTAATCTTATTAATTTGGTCACCTAAGAAGTGCCCTTGTTTTGAGTTCTCACCGTATACATTAAAGTAACGAATCATAACATATGGTAACTCGGAGTTAGCCAAATAGTTCTCGGAAGTAATCTTAGCCAAACGATAACTCCAACGAGCATTATGAATATCTTTGATTAAGACATCTGTATTTTCTGCTAATGGACTAGTAGGATCATCGGATACTATTTCACTGCTTGAAGCATATACAATACGCTTCAAATTAGTTTGTTTGCGTGCAAACTCAAAAATGTTAATATCAGAGATAAAGTTATTAGTCAATACCTTGTTAGGCATTTTGTAAAAGTTTGTTGTACCGTTGATAGCACCATAGTGATAAATGTAATCAAAGTCTGTAGGTAAATCAACATACCCAGTAAATGAATTGTTGTTTAACAAATCCATCTTAACCCATTTATCGCAAGGTGGAATAGTTGTACTGCGACTGTGATTGTCCACAGCCCAAACTTCGTGCCCAGCTTCTTTAAGTTGACGGCAAAATTCTGTGCCTAATAAGCCGCTAGCACCTGTGACTAAAATTTTACTCATTTAGACAAACCTTTATTATCTTCTTGTACAGCATCAATCATTGTATAGTTTAATCCTAACTTCTTAACCAAGTTAGCCCAAGCGGATGTATCCTTAGGCAAACAATGTCCGCCAAAGCCACGCAAGTTTTCGTTACACATTAAGTATGCTGGGTTAAAGCAATCACGCTTAATAATAGCATTGTAAACATTATTATAGTCCACACCAAGAGCTCGACATACGTCATAAGCAATATTGGAGAAGATAATTTGTACAGAGTGGTTTACGTTATTAAAGTATTTTACAACTTCTGCTTCTGCTGGCTTAACACAAGCTACGTTCTGTGGCAAGTTGCCGTGAATCTCTTTGATCATATCATAATCTTCTTCACGGTTGCTACCAATAATAAGCAAATCATGATTATACATAAAATCAGCTAATGCTGTTTTGGCACGGAGGAATTCTGGAACGGAACAAATACGCAAGTTAGGATGTTTAGCACTTAATCTATCACTTGTGCCTGGGACTACAGTACTCTTAACTGCTACTAGTCCTTTGTAACCAACTTGGTCTAATTCGGCAACTACCTTTTCTACAATACTTGTATCGCAATCACCATTTGGTGCTTGGTTAGTTGGAACGCACAAAAATACGCAATCAGTATCTAATACATCTTGTAATGTAGATCCTTCGTATGCTGGATCAAAGAAACTCATTTGGTGACCCAAATGATTTAAACCTTCGTAAACTGCCTTACCTACTGTGCCTTTGCCTATTAAACCAATCTTCATTTAATTCTCCTCTGGATATTTCATATCAACAAGTTGATTACTCTCAGTTGACGCCATACTTAATATTTCTAATGCTACATCTACGGGCTCTAAACAAAAGGCCGGAGTTGTCATATCTATCATTGGGGTACGTGTTCTTACTGGATTTATTAGACCTACAGTAACATTACTGTCTGTAAAGTAGTCGCAAGCACCTTGCCATACATTATATAGTGCTGCTTTACTGGCCGCGTACAAAATGTAAGCCTTGCGACCTGACTTGTACGCACTACTTCCTACCATGATAATCTTAACAGGGGTTTTAGGTGTATTGTCAATGTAATGTTTAATGATGGACCAATTTGATCCCACGTTAATATCAAATGTAGCATGGTGTGGTTCGTTGTTGCCGTTATCAAAGTGTCCAACACAATTTACAACAACATCAGGATTGACTTCAGTTAATATATCTGATACGGTATCAATACTCTCAATATCCAAAAAGTTACATCTATCACTGGGCACAGGAATGACAACATAGCCAGCTCGCAAAAACTGTTCTGCTGTAGCTTGACCTATTCCACCGTGGGCTCCGAAGATGACTACTTTTTTAGACATTAGGGATAATTGACTCTACACGGATAGTATCTGACTCATAATCCTCGCCACCGCGTGGACCTTGAGCAAACGCAATAAGAGTACAACCTTCTGGGCCTGTACGCCAAGCGTGTATTTCATTAGGCTCGGAGATAATAAACTCGCCTGGGCCTGCTGTAATAACATTAGCTGGCTCTTCGCTATCAACAGGTTTAGAATAGTAATCAATAGAACCTGTTAGGATATATGTATACTGTGTAGTCAGCTTGTGATAGTGATTAGCACGAATAGCACCTGGTGTATTAGTAATAAGGCAACCAGAGTTCATATCTACTAAATGGAAGATATCTGTAATGCTTCCGCGGTCATCTGTAAACTGACCTAATTTAGGTTCTTTGTTGTTATAAATGTTGTAATGTTTCATTGTGATATAAACTTTGTGTTAGGGTTAATTTTAAGTAATGCGTTCTTTAGTGGTTCGCCAATATTCCAGCTTAATACCAAAGCATAAGGATTAGTGTGTTGAGCAAATTCATCATCGCCACGAATAGGAATACGACTTAAAGGTGTATACTTACCTTGCTTAAACTCTGAAGAATCAGTAATACAATGTAAATGCGTTTTGTTAAGTCCGTGCCAGTTAAGCCAAGTGTTTGCTTTGGCGGCAGCACCTACCCCAATAATAACAGCATCTGGTTCGTTAGTAACAATATCATAAAACTTCTTTAACCATTCGTTACGTTGTTTGATTAACTGTAACTGTAGTTCATCGTAAAACGCAGGATCAAATAATCCTTTGGCTGTTTCTTGAGCAATAGAGTCTGCTACTTGATTAGTTAATACATTGTTGTGATGTGCTACAACACGTAAACTTTGTCCGTGATAGTTAACTAACTCATAACTAGCAATAGATAATCCAGCTTTAGCTAATACATTTTGTGCCATTTTAATAGTAAAGTATGTAGGATGTTCGTGGTATGTCATATCAGGAAACTTACCATTAGTAACCATCCAACCCCAATAAGGCACTTCAAATACAAATACACCATCTGGTGCTAACAAGTCAGCTACGGCTTTTGCAAACCCCACAGGATCATTTGCGTGATTGAAAACATTGTTAGCCATAATAACACTAGCAGGGCCGTGTGCTACTTCTAACGCGGCACCAACATCTGTGCCAAACAATGCGTTAATAGTTTCCACTCCACGTGCTTTTGCTATTTCACACATATCAGCACTAGTATCTACACCAATAGCTTTGGTGCTAGGTTGATTAAAATGATTAATAAGATATCCATCATTGCTACCAATCTCCACTACTAAGCCTTTAGTATTGTAGAGACGTTTAATAGTATTGGCATACTCGTCCCAGTGGTCACGACTTGTTTTAGAATTACTTGATGTGTACGAGTAACTGTACAAGTTATAACGATCTTCTGCGTTACTACTGTAACCAAGTTGGATGGAACCTGACTCTGGATTCAAATAAACTTGTAATGGAAATACTGGTTCAGATAAATTAACTTGGTGTTCGGCAATAAATGTATCAGCATAAGCGTGTTGACCAAAGTCAAGAATTTTAGTTACTGGTTTGCCTGTAATTAAACATTTATCAATAAGTGTACTTTCAGTAATCTTACTCATTAGATAGGTGCCGATATTGTCATTTGTTTGTTGATGTCGTTAGCCCGCATCTTAACCCAAGGGTCTTGTTTGCCAGCTACAACATTATCCCAAAAGCTAGTATCTTTGCCTTGAGATTTCAAATATGCAACAATAGTAGCACAGTCGGCTAATCTAGCACTAACATAACTTGCGTGATGGAAGTCACGTGGGTTATGGGGATTACCTTCCAACAGTTCGCGATTTTTGTAAGTGTCATCTTTGTTACTGCCAGTTAAGTCAGCTCTGTCGTGTGTGGCATAAATTTCTACAATTTCCATTAGATCCATCATATATGCCATCTGACTAACTTCTGCATCAGTCATTTGATGACGCGACAAGTATCCAAACAAATCAAACCATTCTTTAGGTATGATGGGGAAAATGGAATATGGATGTTCTCTGTGAACGTGAATTTTAAGTAATTTGAATTCGCCGGTATGTTTGTCAATAATTCTGTCCCATCCGGTAGTTTCCATTAGGGCATCATCATTCCAAACAAACAACCAATCGGCAGATGCTAGTGTAGCAAGTCCGTTGTAGTAGCGATTCAATCCAGTATAGGTCATAGGATCAAACTGCGATACAATATAGTTGATTCCTTTACTATCCATCCAAGGTTGGATTTCCTCTGTAAAGAAATTAAATCCTACATTATCGTCGTTATCAAAACCTAAGACGATCTGTACGTTATCCATATCGAGAACACGATTGAATAAACTAATAATGCTGAGTTTTAATGCTGTAGTTCTGCCTCGAGTGGGCAGTAGTACTGCTATTTTGTATTCGTTAGCTGTGGGTTTTTTAGCTTTGCTCATATTATCCTTTAAACACGATACTACTATTTACTTGATAATATGAGCACTTAATAATTTTTAGGCTATGCGAATAAGTCCTCGTTCCATTCGCGATGTCCTTCACGATATGCCATATTGCTTTGGGTTTCACGAACTTCTACTTTGTAGCACCATAAGCGTTCTGCTTCGCCTGGCCCCCAGTTATCAGGAATATAAACGCCATTTACATATTTGTAAAGCATTTCTGATAACCCTTCACAACCTAACTTAGGTAGTACTACAACTTTTGCCATTTTCTTTTCTTCTAGCAGTTTGTATGTTGCCATTTCTGGATCATCTTGTGCTACAATTAGTGTATGGTCAAATTGATCTTCTAATACGGATTTAAGTTCTTTTAATCCGCCATAATCAGCAGCCCAGTTTCGAACATCCAAATCATCTGTGCCAAAATAAAACTTCATGCTAAATGAATAGCCGTGAATTAGATTACAATGACTGTCTGCTCGCCATTGTCTGTAAGCGCATGGAAACGCATCGTGATATTCTTTTGTACTTGTGTATTTGTACGCCCTTGGTAAGTATTTCTCTTGTGCCATTATAATTCTCCTATGTTAGATTATAGCATAGGCAGCAGAATTTGTAAAGCGGGAATGATGCCTAAGGCCGCTGTAATACTATTTATTTTTTATAATTGCCCATTCCAGGAATAACATTTCTTACTCCACCAACAGGATCTTCCACATCGCCTGTTCTACGTGGGATAAGATGAACGTGCGGCCACTTAACCGTTTGCCCAGCAACTTCACCATAATTAAGTCCAATGTTAAATCCCTCGCACTCGCCGTTGTCAACCATACTTTGTCCCCAACGAACTGCGTCTTCAAAAGCATCAGTTAACACACTTATAGTATTATATTTTGGAACAAACAATAAATGTCCTGGAGTACAAGGATACATATCCTCAAATACTTTAACGTGATAGTCTTCTTCTATAAGATTAGTCCACGGAGCATCTTTACTAAAATCTATATCGTCAGTTAAATTTGTAAATATTTGTTCTTTCATTCTTTCCTTGCTTTGTGCTTGGCTATGGCATCAAGGCTGCGCTGTTGAAAGTCTACCATATGATGATATCCCATTTGATAGCAAGGGCAATGTTTGCCTAAGATCCTACGAGCTAACCAAAGCCTAAATCTTTTAGTCATTAATAAGGTCTCTGGTTATAGCATTAACTTTTAGACCAGCTTCGTTGATATAGTAAGGTTGGCACATTTTTTCGCCGTCCCATTTTTGCCCACACCAGCACTCGCCTTCCGCACTGATAATACAAGTACCTGAACCACAGCATCTAGGATCTACATTCATCTTGGGGCAAAGTCCTGTTGTAGTTTAATATTATCCATAAACTCTTTCTTAGTACCAGCGTCTGTATTAAATGCGCCACGTAATACTGTAGTTTGAGTTAAAGAGCTATGCGCCATAATGCCACGATTTTCACAGCAACCGTGTGTAGCTTGAATGTAAACGCCTACATCATTACTACCTGTTGCTCGCATTATTTCTTTGGCAATATCGTTACACAATTCTTCTTGAAGAGTTCCTCTCCTCGCACACCATTGTGCAATACGAGTGTATTTTGACAAGCCAATGAGTTTTTGGGCGGCAATGATACCAATGTAGGCAACACCCGCGACAGGCTGATGGTGATGACTACACATACTACGCAACTCACTGCGTACAACCAACATTCCTTCATATCTATCCTCGCTATCATTTGGGAAGGCAGTACAATCCGGAGCAGATTCATATCGGCCAGCCATGGTTTCATTAAAATACATCTTGGCCAATCGTCGAGCAGTACCGTGACTGTTAGGATCGTTTTCACGATCAATAAGCAAACTATCTAACACCTTTTCAAATGCTTGTGTTGCTTCGTCAATCAATTTCTTTTTATCATTTTCTGTAACAAAATCACTAATGTTATCACCAGCCCAAAATCGTTTGTTAGCTGACTTCATAGTTTTACGAATAACTTCGCTTAATGGACGACCTTCTTCTGGTTTAATTATAGCATCTTCATACCCAGGGTGGAATGGAGCTTCTTCTACTAGTTTATTTGCGTTCATACGATCTTCAGTTGTAAATGATGTCATGTAAATATTCCTTTGTATTAGTATAGCTTATTTAGGCTCATAAGTCAATGTCTTTGGATAATATTTTTAATAATTTTTGATTGTAATAACTGTACTAATAAATATCGTACTATGATTATTGATGAACCTAGTATAGTTATTCTTGTTGATTGCTACAAACCAAGTACCGATTCGCCAACATATAAAGAATTTTACGAAAGAGTTACTAAATTTTTGGACACAGCGCCAGATAATGTTAAGTCTTATATTTTGGCTTCGTATAATTGTCCTAATGAGCGGCAAAAAATTGTTTGGTTTACAAACTATAATAAAATGATTACCGAATCAAAAAGTCATGCTTTGGAAGATTTGGCACATATTCATAAAATATATGACCAAAGAGATTTTCCAGAAGAACAAACTGATCCTGCTATACTATATTATAAAAATAAAAAGAAACATCAAATAGCTATGACACGTATTTGGGAATTAAAGCATTATTTTTCGTTACACCCTGAAATAAAAAATATCTATGTATTTGGCACAGTATGGGAAATTTGTATACGCAATAGATCACTAGGATATCAAGGGTTATACGAAGAATTTCCAAACATCAATATTTTAGTCAATCCCGATTATATTTTAAAACTAGATGCAACAGTTCCAGATATTAAGGATGAAGCAGATTGGAAACATATTGAAAATAACATTTACAAGTATGAGCCAATTGATCCAATTTCTATATTAGAAACTAGAAGCCAACCTCTTATTTAATATTTGCTAATAAATTAGTTGCTGTGAAGAAATACTTTGTAAGACTATTAGCTTGCTTTTGAATATATGGAATACGATTATCATAAGTTTCTATATCTTCCATAATAACTTTACACAAGTCTGGGCGATATGTATCATATAGTTCATAGCTTTCAGTCCATACACTAGGATACTTAAAGTGATTGTGATACATTTCTGTATAACTTAATCTATCTGGAACTAAAGGAATAGCATCTAATAATGCTCCTTCATAACAGCTAATGCCCAATGTTTCTTGTAAGTTAGCACTAAAAACAATCTTAGCTTCGCCTAATAAAGTATGATATTCGTGTTTAGTAAGTTCCTGCTCTTGACATACTATAAATTCATATTGTGGTAAACGTGTAGCTAAATCTTTAAAAATATCCACTTGTTTTTCAGGAGCAATTCTATGTGGGAATAATATTAAGTCACGTTTCTTTAAATTCTTATATGGCGCTAGTTCTGCTTCCATATATTCCATAGGCCATCCAGTCTGCGTTACGTAAGGATTTTGTCCATTGTCTTCTGCGTCAAATAAGTTTTTAGCAAACATCTTAATGTGAAAGTCTGTGGCAAAGTAGTTATGATCAAACGCAAAGAAATAACTCTTTTCAGCGTGGCGTACCCAAGGAGCGTCTCCTATTAAGCGACCTAAGAAGTCTTGTGGATCATAACTGCCAGCGTGCCATAGTCCGTGTGTTGTTACGGGAATCTTCAACAATTCACTCATATACTTTAGATTTATGATGCCAGGGTGCCAAGCATCAGTAAAAATAAAGTGATCACCAGGGCTAACTGCTCCGGCACAAAATAGCCTGCCCATTTTTTCAACTTGAGCAGACTTATATATATTGGTGCCACCAAAATTAAGGAAAGCCCCAGGAGTAGTGGCTGAAGGAATGTCTTCAGGGCCAGAGATAACTTGAACATCGTGTCCTGCCTTTCGTAATAACTCAGGTACATGAGTCTTCCACTGACCCGTGTACCTGGTATCTACTGCTTCGAGATCAATTAAGAAAACGGTCAAATCGGTCTTCCTAAACGACGTGCATCTTCAACCCACATATTCTTAGCATTTTTGCCTTGAATAAAT